TGGTCTTCAAGACATTGATAAGGCGATTGAGTACCAGTTTCAAAATAACTTTAATTTTCAGGTTTCCCAAAACGACGGAAGCGTGCAGGTTCCTATTATTTATGATTCAAGAGAAAGATGGGAGTGGGCGAGGAGAAACCAGGACCTTCGAACTGTTCATGATAAAGTAATATTCCCTTTAATTACATTCGAGAGGACATCCGTATCCAGAGACAGCGATAGAGAAAACGCAAATACGCTAACGCAGAGAGTTCTAAACAGAAACGGAAAGAGTGAGGGCGTTTACTTGGCATCAACCAGGTACTCGAAAAGGAACCGCTATGACAACTTTGTTGCTTTAAATAACAGGACGCCTCAAAGAAACTTTTATATTGTTTCGTCTCCGAATTACGTAGAGGTGTCTTACGATTTTACGGTCTTTACAGAGTACATGTATCAACTAAACTCGATTACAGAAGAGATCTCATATCTTTCTAACGAGTACTGGGGGAACCCTGATAACAACCTTTTTAAAGTTTTTATTGATAATCTTGACTTAGACGTTCAGATCGAAAACGAAGTAAGATATGCTACAGGCTCTTTTAGCGCTAACGTGAAAGGCTACCTGCTTCCAGAAGACGTGGCTGACGTGGCTACTAACAAAAAGGTGTATAGCATTTCTGAAGTCCAATTTGAAGAAACGACTATTCAAGGCGATGAAATAGATAATATCTAATTATGCTTACCTTAAACGACGCGACGGGTGATCCAAAGGTCCAAGTCCGAGGAGATATTGAGTTTGTCGATCAGCCCATTCAAGACAGGACAAATGCATTAATAATAGGTCCAACCGAACGAGGACCTGCCTTTGTTCCTAAAACTCTAAGAAACGAGAGTGAACTGAAAAGTATTTTTGGGATAGGAGAGACATACGTCACGTATGCAGCAAGAAAAGCGTTGGAAGACACAGACAGAATTAAAGTCCAGCGGGTTATGCACGAAAAGGGATGGAAGGGCGATCCTATAGTTTTGAAAATTGACATATCCCAAATCAAGCCGGTCTCTATAGCAAATCAAGGGTCAACGGTTACTAACGATGAAGTAGTTGCGGCTATTCTTAACTTGTCTGAAGAGTTTAAATCAAAGGTAGACCTGGCGAACACAAAGCTAAAGGCTCCACCGACTCAAATGTCTCCTACTGTGAGCGAGTTTGTTTTGGAGTTGAATGATAAAAGTGGAAACAAGGTTCGTTCGTATAACTTATCTTTTGATCCAGCATCACGGAAATATATTGGGACGGTCGTGGATGAAGAGAATGAACTGAACCTTTATCTTAACTTTAAAGATACGCAGCAAGAATTATTTGGACTACAAGACGATCTTGAAGTAACCGAGAGCTCCAGTTTTCAAAACTCTCCTCAAAAATTTTCAAATCAGAAGTGGAAGGAAGCGAGGACGCCTTGGATCGTCTCCCAGACAATTGGCGGAAATAAAAGGTTTCCTCTTTTCCGTTTTGTGTCAAGAAGCGCAGGGCAGAGTGAAAATGAACGCTTTAAAATTTCAATTAATCAAATTGGAGATTTTCGAGAAGATAGCGAGTATGGCTTTTTTACGGTTTTAGTGAGAGCTTTTAACGATAACGACTTCAACCAGGAGATATTAGAACGGTTTGAAGATGTTACGTTGGATCCTAGCCACGACAGATTTATTGGAAACGTAATTGGAGACAAATTTGACAGGGCTGAGGGAGGTAAAATCAAGCACCGTGGGAGATATGAAAATCAATCCGATTATATTCGCGTCGTTTTACATCCCGACCGAAAAAAAGCTGGAGTTGAAGCTTTGCCTTATGGATTTGAACCTTACTCTCCGCCAGTGAGTAGAAGCTTTCTAAATAAAGGCACGTTCTTCCAAAATATAAAGTATAGAAATGAGCAATCCGTTGGAAAAATAACTGAGTATATTACCCTCAATAGGCCAGAATCTGGTGGAAGAGATTTTGAAAAAGGTATTCACCTTGGCTTCGATTTTCAGAGGGAAGAAAATTTTAGCTGGTTGAATCCAGTTTCAGACTACTTCGACACGTGTTTTTCTTACGATTATTTTAATGATCTACCTAACCAAACTTGTAAAAACGTAGGAAACTACATTAAAAATAATACAAATCAGTCGGATTTCCATCTAGAAGATGCTGCTGCACAGTCAAATGACTATAAGCCAGATAGCATAGAAAAAAGAAAATTTACAGTTGCGCTCCAAGGGGGGTTCGATGGAGCAAATCCGTACCGAAAAAAAGCAAAGAGTGGAGAAATAACCGATAAGAACGTCTGGGGGTTTAACCTTTCAAAACAAAACACAGTTGATTACAAGTCTTATAAAAAAGCTTTGAACGTTGTTGACGAGAGAGTGGGAGGGTTTGACTATAACTTACTCAGCTTACCAGGATTAAACCTTGATCACCACGAGCTTCTTCTTTCGGAGGTAGACAGCATAGCAAGAAAACGCGGAGACTTTTTTCACGTAGCTGACATAACAGGTTTTGGCTCTACGGTCGATCAAGCGATTAACGTGAGAAACAGATACGACACAAACTATACGGCGGGCTATCTGGGATGGCTAAACGTCGAGGACACCGATCAATTTCACGACCTTGTTCCTGCTTCTGCAACGATACCTGCCGTATACATAAGAAGCGATAATATTGATGCTCCCTGGTTCACCCCGTCAGGGTATAATCGTGGAGTGGTCGAGGACGTGCAAGACGTGAATATCCGAAGGGATACCCGAACGAGAGACGAGCTATATAATGAGGACATAAATTCAATCTCTTATTTTAATCCAGATCAGATTATTGTGTGGGGACAAAAAACGCTCTCGACCCAGGACTCTGACCTACATAGAATTAATGTTCGGAGGCTGCTTATAACAATCAAAACCCGCACAGCCGAAATAGCAGAAGACTATTTGTTCGAGCAGCAAAGCCGTTCTACGAAACAACGTTTTGAAAGAAGGTTGAGAGAGTATTTAGCGGGAGTAAGGTCGAATCAAGGAATCCAAAACTTCGACCTCTCTTTAGAGTTTGGCGGCCAGAATTCAAATGAGAGATTATCTCCGTATACAATTGAAGGGACTATGAGAATAGTGCCAATAGGAGTGGTTGAGTATGTTCTCGTTAACTTCACGGTAAGAGAAAGTCAGATAATTTTCACGTAAAAAAAAAAATGCAGTTATGCCAGACAACGTTAAAATGGATGAAAAAGATCTCCAAAAATTGAACGATATCCAAGAGAGTTTTGACAAGCTTACTTACGAGCTAGGCAAGACTCAGTTAAACATAATGCAGGCTCGCGAGCAGTTGGAAAGCCACAAGGAAGAAAAAAATAGGATTCAAGAAGAAATGAATGAGCTAAGAAAAAAGTATCAATCCGTTTCTCGCGAACTTCATAAAAAATATGGTTCGGGGGTTTTCGATTCGGAAACTGGAGAGTTAGTACAGAGCCAAGAGG